GTTGCCAATGTAAATCCACTCAATTCCTGTATGCCCCCACATAGAAATGACAAGGACGAACTCTTTCATTTTTCGGAGTTCAACCAGACTGCAAGACTGCCTGTAACTGCAGCTGTAACGGTCGATATCAGCGCGCTCTGTTGCGTTGATAAATCTGGTTGAGATAACGCCCATTCGATACAGCGTATGTAGACTATCGTCATCACAAGCATCATAAACCGGGGCAGTATTTTAAGCTCTAATAGCTTTCTTGCTACTTCTTCCGCACTCATTAGAAAATACCTTTAAATTTTTGTGGCCTTGCTATCGGAGAGAACCTTTTTACTGCTCCCCCCTTTTTTAGCGCCACTGGTTTTTTTGGCTTTTGTTTTTGGTTTTGAGACGGCTTTGATTTCCCCGCTGTTGATAGCGCTATCGCTACTGCTTGTTTCTGCGGGTATCCCTCTGATCTCAGTTTCGATATGTTTGACGATATCGTCTTTTGGCTTTTGCCTTTGGATAAGGGCATTTCTACGCTCCACTTTTTTAGCTTTTTCTACTTCAGCTACTTTTCTACTTACTGAACTTGCTGTCATTTTACCGACCTTTCGTCATGTTATTAAGAGCTGCGATATCTCTTTGAGTTTGAATACGCTCCTCTGCCACTCTGGTTTTTTCATCCAAAGCCTCTTTTTGAATGTTTATTCTGGCACTCTCAGCCATCTGGTCATTCAATTCTTTTTCACGATCAAGCTGCGCCCTGTCATCGGCCTCTTTAGCTTTACGCTGAATGTCAGCCCCACGTAATGCTAGTTCTTGCTGACGTATAGCAACAAGCGGGTCAGGCTGTTGTGGTGGCGTGACGGCTTGAGCGTATTGTTCTGTAAGCTCTCCAATCAAATCTGCGGCGCGTGATGCAACCTCTGTCTGAAATGCCATCATGCCTTCTTGAGATGACTGAATCTGCATTTGTTCTTCAGGAGACAATTCTCTCATTATTTCTTCTTGAGCCATAGCTTCAGCCATAAATCCAAGATGCTCCTGAACATGACCCTGCAATGTCATAACTATCGCTGCGTTAGCTTGCGCCACAGGCGTTGCAATGATTGCCAAATGCGCTTCAATATGAGCTTTATGATTTTGATCTGGAAAAGCTTGTAAAGCCTTTCCACGCATTGCTTCTTGGTTTTCTTTAGCTGGATTCGTAGGTTGAGGGACAGGAGGTGGAGGTAAGATTGCATCGACATTGGTAACTCCTAATGCTTCATACATTTTACGATAAGCCTGATACAAACCCTGTTCATTTCCATGTATCTCTGGGTTTGATTGAACCAATTGTAGCTCTGTCTGAGCCAAGGCAATACGCTGTGACATAGAAAAGATGTTAGGATCCGACACAGGCAGAACATCTACACGATCATCAAAATCTGTAATTTTAATCTCTGGTGGTGCGCCTGGTATCGCGTATGGATACATAGGGGCCATAAACCTAGCAAAAACATTAGCCAATAGCTTAAATTCAACTTTTTGTGAATAATGCAAGCGTTTGTGAATTGCGGACATAACTTTTGTGCCGCGCTCCATAATCGCCATAGTTGTGCCTACAGGTGTTTCTCCACCCATCTCTGCGACCTTCATGTCAGCTAAAGACGCAAATCTACGACCAGAATCAACAAGAGTTCCTAAAAGCGAGTAAAGCGTTTGTGAAGGCTCTTTAAATGGCAGTGTCATGAGCGATTGGCGGATGTCCATACCCGCAACGTCAATGTCACGAAACTCACCGGGATTTAGTGGTTCGTCCTCGTCACGAATACGAGCGCCACGAGCCTTGAACCCCGCAGGGAGGTTGGACAGGGTGCCAGCATCAATTAGCTGTCTTAACAAGCTCGTTGCTGCTTGAGACAGTCCGCCAATCATATGTGTAAGGCCAAAGCCGTAAAAACCTAAACCAGGCAAAAACTTGTAATGCACAAAATAAGGCTTAGAACGGCGCAAAGGATCTGTCTCATCATAATTACGGCGAATCGCCAGAACTTTGCCACTTTTTTCTACAATTGTTACGATATATGGAAGCTTTAACTCAGTCTCTTCACCGTTTGCATCCACATCTTTAAAACCAGATAAATCTAAATTTGTGTGAACTTCATACAGCGTTACTTCTTCACTGGACCCTGATGGAGAAATACCCTGTATTTCATCTATGGTTTCTTTCACATCAGAGTAATCTTCATCTCCATAACCATCTCCAGGTAGGTCTATGTCAGCGTAAAATCCTGTAAGCTGTAGCTTTCTTATTTCGTTTTTATCCATCTTAACAACATGCGTGATGCGTGTTGCTGATGCTAAATCAGTTGCACTGTAAGGAACAATTAAGTCTTCAGCGTGAACAAATTTAGATACGGCTCTTTGCAAGAGGGGGTCAAAGTAGATCTTTTTAAATGTACTACCTATTATGGGTAAATAGAAAAGCATTTGATCCAACTCAGGGTCATACTCCTCCATCTCGTATGTAATCTGGTAATTCATATAGTTTTTAACACGTTCAGCTTGCGCTAAAACTTCTTTGTTTTCATCACCAATTATTTGTGTGCGAACAGGACCGCCAGCAGGCAACAACTCACGATAAGCCTGTGCCTGAAACTGTGTAACTGATTCAGCTAAAAGAGGGTGAACCACACCAGACGCACCCTCAAATGGCTGAGATCTGTCTTCATAATTCATACCAAGAAGATCAATGCCTCTTTTGTAAACCTCTTCCCAATCCTCACGGGATGACAAATCATCTTCAATCTCGCCAACCAAGTCAGAAGCAATAGATGTAGTTTCTGCCTCATCCATAAAATCAACAAGATTAGAGTTAAAGGGTATTTCTATTGGGACTTCTGCTGTCATCATTTCTTCAGTAACATCGCCTACAATGACAGATCCATCGTCCATTGTTACCTGACCAGGCTGCATTGCCATTTCCAAAATTTCAATTTGTTCCTGTGTATTCATAGGAATGACATTATCACCGCCAGCACCCGTGCCTTTTTCTATAGCCATCTCATACCCCTTTTACAGCGTTGGAACGAACAACCTGACGCTTTGAGTGGAGGGTTCTCTTACGCCAAGCCTGGAATGAAGGGCTTCATCTTGGCTAAAATTGTCCGCCCCAACCTCGAATAACATTATGAAATACCCTTAAATTTACCACCACGGCCCTTTGTTACAGCCCCACCGCTCTCGTATTTTTTAAACGGAGGAAGCTCTCCTTGAATGGCTCTTATAAAATCAGCTATCTTGCCCTTCTTTTTAAACACTCTAGGAGGTTTCTTTTGAAAACCTTTAGCTATTTCTTTTCTTGATTTAAAAGGTTTTGCCATCAGAATACTCCTTTAAAATTGCCGCCGCGTCCAGGAAGCACAGCGCCGCCATTTTTATATCCTTCAACGTCAGAAAAAATCTGAGTGCTGCTTTTAGGTATTGGGTTGGCCTTCATTTTTGCCAGACGACCAGCTTTTTTTGCTAAAAACTCGTCAACTTCTTTACGAATTTTTGTCTGCATACGTTCCTTATGCTTTTTGGAAAAGCTCATATTTCTCTTCTGTGCTTTCGTCTTACTTTTGCGTGCCTCACGCTGAACAGCATCATCATAAGCCTTAATCTCGCGCCGCATTCTTTCAAGGCGAAATCTTTCAGCATTGGTTTTCATCAAAACACTCCTTTAAAATTGTTACCTCGTAAGGCAATACCACCACCGCGAAAATTTTTTACACCTTTGCGCTGATTATCACGCATACTCTGGTATTCATCAAACTGAGCGTCTGTCAAACTTTGAACACCTTTTGTCGTGCCAATCGTCAAGATTTGCCTGCGAGTCAAGCCGTCAATAGTTTTGCCTTTTGAGACATCTCCACCATTGCTGAACTCATAAAATAAACCATGCCCACTACCATCAATTTTAAAAACTTGGATATCCCCTGTTTTGCGCCCTTCTCTAAGGTCAGCTTTATATCCTGACCCCTTTAAAATTTTTTGTGTCTGCCGTGCAGTAATTTTACCTTGTGCATAGTCAGATAAAGCATCTTGAACTCGTTGACTGTATTTATCTTCTGCCATGATACATACCTTGCGCTTTACGAGGAGAAACAGCGCCGCCTTTAGCTTTCTTAATAGGCTTTGGCTTCTTTGACCCACCACCTTTTATAGTAGTGTCCTTAGAGTTTCCAAGGCCAGCAAGATAAGAATCAAGAATATCGCCACCCATGTCCATCGACTTATATGTTGGGGTTGGTCTTTTGACATCTCCACCCTCCGCAAAACCATCACTTTCCATCATTTCTATGGCAGCCATAATCAAATCATTCCTAGCCTTTTGTGCCATCCTCGAGTTCGGGTCATACTCACCAAGCCGTTTTCTTTCAGCAATTCTGTCAGCAGCCCTCTTATCAGTAGCACGAAGCTTGTCAGCTCGAGTTAATCTTTGAATTAATAACTCTAGTTTATCAGCCATCACTTTACCCCAGAGAACTTGCCACCGCGCAGAGCAGCACCCATACCACGGCAACTGCCAACAGCCCCGCCCTTTTCATACTTCTCAGCAAGGTCAGGATCCATTTTCTGCTGAACCTTTTCAGGTAGCTTAGAAAAACCCTTGAATTTTGCAGGAACAGCTTCACCACCATCCTCCATGCCAATAGACTGCATTATCATTTGAATGTCTCTATCTGAAATGGTGTTGGCAGATTCATTAGCACGCCTACGGCTTTTCCTTTTGGCTGGAATCATACTGCCTGAACTACCAAAAATCCGCTTGACTGCTTCAATATCTCTGTCTGAGAGAGTATTTCCACCTTCTCCTCGAGAGCCAAAAGCCCTTCTTACACTTGCAATGTCTCTGTCAGAGATAGCCATGCCACCTTCTTCAAGACCTTTAATGCCTTTATTTTTCAATAATCTTCTAACTTTAGATGGGCTCATGTTTTCTGTATCCATACCTAAAATTTCATCCGCTCCTCGCTTTTCACCAGCCCTCAAAAGGTCATCTGCTAACTTATTTGAAGCCTTATCTTCTTTGTCACTATTCATCAGTAATACTCCCGTTTCCTATTAAATTCACGGTAATCGTCTTCATCGTAATCAGAGGGAGTAATGATAAATCCACCCTGTCTGAACCTGAGTATAGCCTGTGTCATCGAATCAGCCAAGTCATCATGTTCACCGTTAGGAAATGAGGCACATTCCTCAACAACCTCTTCAGCAAAATTCATGTCAGGTCGCCATACCATACCAGACTCAAAAACAGGCGCACAAGCATTCATCCGTGTAAACTTGTCCGCCCCTCTCGAAGGGGTAAAGGGCGTGA